TATTAAAGATAATCAAGGTAAAATTGTAATTAACTCAGACACGATGAAGGATGAGTGGTCTAAGAAAAGTGAGCCAAAATTAATTAAGAAGATAGAGCATAAAACATACAAATCTTCACAATCTGCAACTGAATATCCAGAATATGGAGAGAGTAAAGCAAGGACAGAACATCTAAAAGCAGAGTTATTAGAGCTAGAACGTCAAGAAAAAGAAAAAAGTCTTGTACCTGTAGAAGAAGTAAATAATACTTGGCAAAAAATTATTACTAATACAAGAAATAAACTTTTAGGTGTTCCATCAAAAGCACAACAAAGATTACCTGATTTAGATAACAGCGCAGTTAGTTGTATTGATGACATTATTAGAGAAGCTTTAGAAGAATTATCTGTTGCATGACGAGTATTTTTGATTTAGAAAAAAAAGCATACGCAGCATTCTTACCACCTAAAAAATTAACGCTTAGTGCGTGGGCCGATCAATATGCATATCTTTCCGTAGAAAGTTCAGCAGAGGGAGGGAGGTGGCGCACATTGCCATATCAAAAAGGAATTATGGATGCTGTAACAAATCCTGATATTGAGCAAATAACTGTAATGAAATCTGCAAGAGTTGGATATTCAAAGATTCTTAATCACATCATTGCTTATCACATACATAATGATCCTTGCAGCATAATGATTGTGCAGCCAACAATTGATGATGCTACTGGATACTCAAAAGAAGAAATAGCTCCAATGCTTCGAGACACTAAATGTTTACAAGGTTTAGTAAGTGATGCAAAAGCAAAAGACGGACAAAATACACTTCTACAAAAATTATTCCCTGGCGGGAACCTTACGCTTGTTGGTGCTAATTCACCTAGAGGATTTAGAAGGGTTTCACGGAGAATAGTTTTATTTGATGAGACAGATGGATACCCTGCCTCTGCTGGTACTGAAGGTGATCAAATAAAGCTTGGTATAAAACGTACAGAATTTTTTGTCAATCGAAAAATTGTAGCAGGGTCAACGCCAACAGTTAAAGATTTTAGTCGTATAGAAAAATTATTTAATCAAACTAATCAAATGCGTTATTACGTTCCTTGTCCGAAATGTAATCATATGCAGTATTTAAGATGGGCTAATTTTGAATGTTTCGAGAATGATCCAAGTACGACAATTTATAAATGTGAAAACTGTAATAGTCATATACCACATACTAAAAAAAGATGGATGGTAGAAAGAGGAGAGTGGAAAGCGACTGCCCCTTTTAATGGCAAACACGTTGGTTTTCATATATGGGCGGCATATTCATATTCACCTAATGCAAGCTGGTCAAATCTTATGGAAGAGTATCTTGCTTGTAAGGATGATCAGGAGCAACTAAAAACTTTTATTAATGTCACATTGGGAGAAGTATATGAAGACGAATATCATACAAAGGCAAGTGCAGATGGTTTAGCGAAACGTGCGGCAGAAGAAAAATATAATCAAGGAGTACCACCAAAAGAGGTATTGATATTAACTCTAGGAATTGATGTACAGGATGACAGACTAAGTATGTCAGTAATAGGTTTTGGTAGAAATGAAGAGATGTATCTTGTTGATAGAAAAGTTATATATGGATCACCAGCTAGAGCAGATTTATGGAAACAATTAGATGAGGTGTTGTTAGGTAAATATAAGAATGAGTTAGGTCAAGAACTAAAAATAGATACAGCAGCAATTGATACTGGAGGTCACTTTACTCAAGAAACATATCAATATGTCAGAGAACGTGAACATTTAGGAATTATTGGAATTAAAGGTATGGGTCAGAAAGGGAAACCTATTTTAGGTAAGCCAACGAAAGTAGATATACATTTTTCTGGAAAAGTATTGAAAAGAAGTTTTAAATTATTTCCAGTTGGAGTAGATATGGCAAAAACAACCTTACATAACAAGCTAAAAGATGCAGAAGTAGGCAAAGGTTATATACATTTTTATCCTTCTACAACACAGGATTATTTTGAAGAATTAACAGCAGAAAGACAGATACTTAAATACAAAAATGGCTATCAAGAACGTGTTTGGGTCAAGAAAAACAATCAAGCAAACGAGGCATTAGACGAAATGGTCTATTCTTACGCTAGTTTTCAAAGATTATTACAAAAATATGACAGAAAAACTATATATGACCAATTTGCAAGAAGATTTGAAGATAAAAAGCCTCTAAAGGAGGCTAAGATAAGATTAAATCAAACTAAATTAGCTAAAAAGCCTAATTTTATCTCTAATTGGTGATAAAAAATGACCTTTCCACAAAAAGTAATTGCAGGAGATTATGTTCAATGGAGAATACCAGCGAGTCAAGATGTCTTCGGAAACAGTATTAGCAGTCCAGATTGGTCGGTTGTGTACTATTTAAGAACAAATCATGGTCACGAAGGGGCTATCGTCAATAGTTCTGCATATAATGATGGTTTTCAATTTAGTATACCTGCTGCTACAACAGCCGATTTTGAGGCAGGTAATTGGTTCTATCAGGCTGTAGCAAACAAGTCTGGCCAAGAAACACAAACGATTTATAGAGGGTCGTTTGAGGTTTTTGCAACACAAGTTTATAGCGGCAATCCAACAGCTTATGATGGGCGTTCACAAGTAGAAAAAGATTTAGATGTTATACAGGCAGCAATAAGAACAATAATTAATGGTGGTGCGATACAAGAATATAAAATTGGAACAAGAACAGCTAAAAAATATGAATTATCAGAACTACTTGCATTAGAAAGCAGATACAAAGCAGAGCTTGTGCGAGAAAAACAAGCAGAGATGATAGCAAATGGTCTTGGCAATCCAAGAGCAACTTTTGTACGTTTTAACGGAGCAATTTAATGGGAATCAGATCAAGTATTGGAACAGCCGTAAAGAGAGTTTTAGGTTTTGGCAGAAATGCTAATCCCCTAAAAAATTTACGAGCATATCAAGGGGCATTAGTTTCTAGACTTACTTCTGATTGGATGAGTAGCCAGTTAAGCGCCGATGCCGAAATAAGGAATAGTTTGCGTAAGCTAAGAGATAGATCAAGAGAATTAGTAAGAAATAATCCATATGCTAGACAAGCAAAACGTACAACACAAATAAATATTGTTGGTACTGGCATGAAGTTTCAGTCTCTTGTTGTACAACAAAGAGGTGGTAAAAGAGATCAAAGAGTTAATAATATTATCGAAGAAGCATGGGGAGAATGGACACAAGCAGATAGTTGTGATTGCGCTGGTAAATATAGTTTTCATCAATTTGAATGGTTAGCTGCTGGTGCATTGTGTGAATCAGGAGAAGCTATTTTTAGGATTGTTAGAAAACCCTTTGGTAATTCAGAAGTACCTCTTGCTTTACAAATAATTGAAAGTGATTTATTGGATGAAGAATATGACGGCAAAACACTTAACAAAAACAACGAATGGCGTAATGGCGTGGAAGTTGATGAGTGGGGTAGAGCTATACGTTATGCAATACTAACTAAACACCCTGGTGATGCATATTATCTAGATTACTCTGCTAGCCGTAAGTTACATATATTTATACCAGCAGAAGATATTATCCATTTATTTCTCCCAGAAAGACCTGGTCAAAACAGAGGAGTGCCTTGGTTTCATAGTGTTATGGCTGATATGCACCAACTACAGGGTTACGAAGAAGCTGCTGTTATCAGAGCTAGAGCCGGTGCAAGTATCATGGGATTCATTCAAAACGATCAAGGTGAGCTTATTGGTGACGATGTGCAAAACAGTCAGCGCATACAATCCTTTGAGCCAGGTACATTTAGGTATCTTATGCCTAACGAATCTGTTACTGTTCCTGACATTGACTATCCATCTCAGCAGTATGAGATGTTCGTTAAAAATAAAATTAGACGTTTTGCAACAGGTATAGGTTGTAGCTTTGAGACAATAAGTAAAGACTTCTCAGAAACTAACTATTCAAGTTCAAGATTAAGCTTGTTAGAAGATCGTGAGCATTGGAAGTTCTGTCAGAAATATATAATTGATAATTTTCATTATCGAATATTTAAAGAGTGGTTAGATCTTGCTGTTTTGTCGGGTGTAATAGATTTTCCTGATTATGCATCTAATTCAAAAAGATATTGCAAGCCAAGATGGACTCCACCAGCACAACATTACGTTGATCCTTTGAAAGAAATTAAGGCATATCGTGAAGCCGAACAGGCTGGTTATATGACTAAGTCACAGGTCATAGCACAGACAAATGGCGGTGATTATGATGATATTGTTTCTGAAATAGCAAGAGAACAAGAGGTTGCTAAGTCGTTAGGTGTAATATTAGACAAAGATCTAGATCTTGAAGTAGAGCTAGGGCAAATGTCACTTG